CACGTTGTATGCCGTGCCGCTGTGTGTTATTTCGTAACCGGTGGAAATACTCAAGTCTGAATCTTTATACGTGAATGTTGGATGTAAGCCCTGTATGCCGCCAACGTCAACATACTGGTTTTCGAATACACCATCCACACTACCCACAGACACATCACCATCATCTTTGACGGTAACGGTTTCACCCACACCATCGATAATTTCATCGTCAGCATCGCTGAGTATATTGTTGAAGGTATCGCCCATAGTTGTTCTATTTCTTGAGAACCGCTTAAAAAAACAGCCCCGCCGAAGCGGGGCTGTAACTCACACCAGGAGGATGTGCAACTTCCATGTAGAGCCTTGCAGGGCTTCCATTTATTCTGATTTGAGAATATCCAGTGCAGCGTTTAGATTTTCTACGCTTACCTTTTTCTCGATCACTGATTCGATGGCAGTTATTACGGGGTTGCCTTCTTCGTCAAAATGATCATCATTTTCTTTTTCCAGAAGGCCGATACCTGTCACGATTTCTTCAACATCAGCGCAAAGCGCCTTCCAGGCCGCATCACGCTCTTTGCCTTTTACTTTACGGCTCATTAAACCCTTCAGTATCTTTAGTTCTGGCTTACCACTGCTCTGGCTAAAATGTGCTGCATTTGTGGTATCCATTAACATAATGGCTTGATACAAATCATCTGCGATTTCAGGTTGTTTAGAGTTTTCTTGTTCGATAGCTTCAACAGCTTCTGCAGCGCCCAGTAACTTTTGTACTAACGCTTTGTTCAGATAACCATCGTAACCAAACACTTCACCCTTTTTGAAGTTTGTGACTTCAATAAGTTTGTAAACTTTGAATTCGTCGTTTTCACCGTCTGGTGAGAGCATTTTCAGCTCTGCAGCGCTAAGATCAAACTCATCGATTTTAACGTCTACCTTAACCAGTACATGGTTTCTGCGCCGTGCCTGGTCGCTGTTTAACACCACGTAACCGGGCTGAACCTTGACGATTTCTGTTGATAAGAAGATATTCATTTTTCTTTTTCCTCGTAAAAAAAGAGGCGGCAAAACTTCACCGCCTCTTTTTACTCACACACTCGGTCATTAAACCAGGGTGTTAAGAACCGCACCTTGCCAGCGGCCATAGCCCACGTTGCGATCGGTATCGATACCAATCTGAATCGCCTTGTTATCGAAGGCGTACTCTGAATTTTCGTCCTTCATTTTGACGTCTGGTTCAGTTTCTTCCTGACGGATGAGCGGTTTGATGCTGCCATCGGTACGGAAGGTAGCGAACTTGTCAGTCCAACCTGCTGTGGTCAAACGTGGATTAACAGCGGCACGGATGTCGAAGTTCTCCATCTGGAATGTGCTTGCGGCTGCTTCACGCACCGCTGTTAAACCAGAGCGTGTGGCGTCCATCAAACCAACAGGCACCATTACCAGGAAGGCATTGGCGTTTTCGTTCAATGGCTCACCAACATCATCAACAACGGTGTACATCTGGCTAATCGATTTAAGAATAGCCTGCTGCATTTCTTCGGGACTGGGTGCTGTTATAACGCCGTGTGATACGGCTGGTAACGCACTGATATCAGTGGTGATGTCATTGCTTTGTGTACCGCTAGAACCTTCACTGTGATCAGTATCAAAATAGAACTGACCGTCATAACAAGCCGTTGATTCACCATTAACAACCAAGGTGGATAACAAGCTGGCGAAATGCGTAACGCCACGTGTTGCAAATTCAGAGATACGCGCCTGAATCTGCCCTGTTTTGTCACGACGCAGATCTTTGATCAGGAAATCAATGGTTGCTTCGTAACTCTTGTTAACGATGGTGATTTTGTTGGTGGTGAAGCCCTTGGCATTTCGACCGCCAATCCATTCGCGAAGTGCCGGCGGCATGCCGAGGAATGGGTAGACTTCGCTTGCCTGGTCGCTGGTGAAATAGTTAGAAATGGCTTCGATCCAGCCAGCGCTTACGGCTGCTTCGAGTGCCTCGTAGTACATGCCCATGACGGCACGTGATGATAAGTCTTGTCCTGACATCTTTTATTACCTCGTAAAAAAGAAAAGCCCCTTTTATCCGGGGCTTAGAAATTTAGATTTAACGCCTGATGGCGTTGGTGTTTGTTTAGGTTAGAGACTAAGCAATAGTCCAGATGCCGCGAATTTCTTCGACCATGTACCCATCATCACCACCGGATGAAATTACAGCATAATCACCACGTCGTGCTGTTGCTTTGGTATTGACCATGATACCGCCATCTGCGCCGGTATCATTCGGCCCTGCGATTTTGTCACCGCCAGCAGGATCAATTGAAACTGCTACAGTACCGAATGCCCCAATATTAACCACTTTGACACGAATGGCTGTAGCCGCTGCATAAGTCAGCAGGGTCATAGTTTGTGCATCAGTATCAACAAAGAGTGTTTTGCCAGTATCCTGTATGTCGAGAGTCGCACTAGCCGAGAATGTTTCACGTACAGTGTCGCCATACGGGTCTTGATAATTTAATGCGTCAAAGGAAACAATCACTACTCCAGATGAGACAAAGCGATGTACAAAACCAATGAATGCAGCACTAACAGGTGAGAAGGTGAAAGTATCGTCATCCGTGGCATAAATAGGCTGGCCTACGTCTGTGATAACTGCGCCAGAGACTGAAAGTAAAATCTTGCCGCTTTCTACCACGCGGGCGTTGATATCCGCTGCACTACCTGCAGAGTTATCTGCTTTTTCTTCACAGAAACCAGCGAAGCGATTAGCCGCTGCCAATGGTTGTGCGTGGCCGGAAGCGTCAACAACGCCAACAGCGCTGCCTTCGTAGATGATGTCCGATGCGATGACCGGAATTTCATTGCGCGCACCACCTTCGTAAGTACGGGCAATATCGGATGAACGTGTTGTCATAATTTTTACCTTTGAATTTTTTTGAAAATGCTACCTGTTACCAGGTGATGTTTGTAACGATGCAGTTATTTAGTTTTACCTAAAACCTTGCCACCTTTTTCCATGCCTTTTTCATAGGCAAAATAAGTGCTAAATTTGTCACCAAATTCTGCGCGCAATTCAGCAGAAGCATCCCACTTGGCTTTGCATTTATCTTCCAGTGGCATGTTTTCGAGTAATGCGTTGGCTTCCAGGCCAGCATTGACAGTGCTTTTCACTTTGTTAAGTTCAGCAGCATCGTCGTCAATGTTTGCGATGGCTTTTTTCTTGTTCTTCTTTTCAGCTTGCAGCACTTTGACTGCCGCTTCGGGACCGGTGGTTTTGCCGTCGAATGCAAGTTCTGTAATCAGGTCTTCATGACCTGGCATTGTTTGTGCTCTGACTGCTTGAATGCGTTCACGCTCGACAGTTGCCCCTTCTTCCCTACCTGTTTCAATCCCTTCATTACGGAGAGCCATGGCAACTTCCGCATGATGTTCGCCTATATAGGCTACTGTTATATTTTTTGGGTCCACTTCGGAAGCCTCCAGTTTGTTGTGCTCGGAATTACCGGGCTGTTTTAAGAAAGTCTTTGCTGCTGTTTTTGCAGCCTCTATTGTTGATTGCAGTCCATGAAACGCAACTGCTTTAAGTTCTGCATCCATAGAATCTGCAAATCCCCACTCGACAGCATCTTCTGCTGTCATGGTGGTGTCATCTTTTAGCAACTGATGGATCTCGCTTTCAGATAGATCTGTGCGACGCTGATATATCGCAACAATGCTATCTCGCATCTTGTCCAGCAGGCCTGCTGCCCACCGCATATCATCAGCATCACCGCAAATGCAAGTTAACGGGTCATGTACAAACATGGTTGAACCTAACGCCATGTGCAGCTTTCCTTCATCTGCGGCTTGAGCTATAACAGATCCAATAGACGCCGCCTGTCCCATTACTGTGACACTGATACTGGCCTGATGGTTGATTAGGTAATTTGTAATGGTTACGCCATCAGAAATAACACCACCGGGTGTATTCATGAAAATATCGAGGTAAGCCAGTTCGCCCAGGGCATCAACGGTTTTGATAAATTCCGCAGCAACAGTGCCGGTATCATCTAACCAGTCTTTGAAGCCTATTGGCCCATCGATCCATATTGATGCTCTTCGTTCTGAGCCTTCTTCGCCATGGACGTTTTTAATCGTTAACCAATTCATATCCTTCCCTTTTGTTTTCGAACAATAAAAACCCCGCTTTGGCGGGGTGGTGTTGGGTGCGTAGTGCAACGCTTATTCTTCTGGATCAATAAGCGGTGCAGGTGATGGCTCGACGATGCTTTCCGCTAATCCATCTTCCACGTTCGCCTTGTTTTCTTTCACCCGCTGACGATGGTTACGTGTCCAATTGCCACCATTCATTTCTGCCGTTTCTTTGGCTTCTGTACTGAAATTATGCTTAACACGTAACGCTGCCGCTTCGACTTCCTGTTTTTCCTGTATCTGGCCTTTGCCGGGGCCGACCCATTCAGCGCCAAGATAAGCAGCGCGGATACGCACATCGTCCATAAAGCCAGGAGCAACTAAACGCCCTGCGAGGACGGCTTCTGTTATTACGGCCTCATACACAGGGTTGCAGAAATAATCCGACAACCATGCACGACGTTTTTTGAACAACTTCCATGCTTCCATGATGGCAGCACGGCTTGCACTATAGCTGGCAGTGAAGTGTTTGATTAACAGTTCATAGGGAATTTCCAGTGCTGCACCAATCTGGCGAAGGATGGACATAACAAACGGATCGAAACTTGCGTTGGGTCTGCGAGGATCTGCGATCTCGATTTTGTCGTCGCCCGATAAAGCTATTATTTTACCATTGCCGAGTTCAAGATCTGCATCAGAATTAACTGCTGTGCCATCGTCGTTTGTTAGCGGATCGTCGCTATCTGTATGAACAAAAACGGTAAACATACCGGAAACAACAGCGGCCATGAGCTCTGCATCGGTATAACGTCCCAGTTGTTTTAGTGATTCGATGACGGGGGCAAGGTAAGGTACCCCACGGCGTTGCCCTGGTCGGCGTTGTTCAAACAGGTGTAACACGTTGCGTCTGCCTGATTTTGCACCGAATGCGGGGATAACATCCCATTTTTTACCGGTGCGGACCATTGCGCCTGGATGGCTTTGCATGATGTGGTAATGCGAAGGTGCGCCGTTGTCATCAAGCTGAATACCCCCTGCTACTTTGGTGGTATCACGTTTGTTGTTTTCGTTGGTAACACGGTCGGCTTCTATCGCTTTTAGTTTGACCAGGTAAGGTGAGCCGGTACGTTTTATGTGTGGCAGCAAGTAGAAGATGTCACCATTTTCTAAAGTGCTGCGTAAGGCCATTTCTGTGTGGCCATAAAAATTCAGTGTGGCAGCTGCGTCGCAATGAATCGGGTTGCCTGCCCACAGATTGAACTCGCGTTCTGCAGCGGCTTCCCATGCATCGGCCTCTGCCTCTTCCATGCCAAGATAGTCCTGATCTATCATACTGTGCAATTTCAATCCGCCACCGACCACATTAGTAACAGGAGTGTTAATGGCACCAGCTGCGATGGGCGTGTTGCGTACCAGGTCGCGGGAACGTTCACGCAGCATAGCCAGATCTGGTAATAAATCCGAATCGGCGTCGTTACTGGTGACATTCCAGCCTTTGAGTGAACGTCTGCGACGACTGCCGCCACTATATCCACCAATAATCGCCATGGATGCGCGTGCACGAAAACGCTGCTGGCCCCTGGTGGGCGACAGATAAGACACCAGACGGTCAATCACGTTTTCTTTTACGGTGACGTTCTGGCCCCCAATTCTGAATGATGTTTGCATGGTTATTGTTTTTTCCGTTGCATGATGATTGCCATGCGAATCGCCAGTGCTAATTTTGATGGACGCGGCATCTGCATTATGTCGGCTAAATAAGATTTGCCGCGATGAGATATGCCCGCGCGCCGTGGTGCTACTGCTTTATTCAAAATGATTAATCCAGCGGCACTGCGCGGTAACTGCGCAGTCCACCCCGCGTAAGACGTTGCACACGTTTATCCCATATCTTGATACCTGCCTGAACCGCTGACAGATCTGCTCGGGTAAGCCCGCGCCCATTCATGGTAACGGCCTGACCGGCAAGGATCTTGGTTTCTGCGTCGAGATAAACCGCCAGTTGTGTTTCAGCTTGCGCCTGTGTAATGCCTACCATGTCTTCGCTCGATTAGCTTTATTTAGCTACTAATAATATTTCAAAACTTACAGTGGCTATCGCTGAAACTTGCGATCTCACCATAAAGCCGATATCGGTTAATTCTGAAAACCTCTTACCACCTTTAAATTCGCCGTTAAGATGCCCCTGAATACCCACCTCTTCAACTTCAAGTTCCATCGCAGAATACGGCGGGGCCGTTTCTAAAATATTAGGCCGTTCAAAGAAAAGGAAATCAACAGCTTTATTCGAGTCCGTTGTTAAAATATAGTTATGAACGTCAGCGTAAAACCCCAGAGGCACCGTATAAAACCCGATTTGAGTTCGAGCGCGGGCGATACCTGTTGCATCAATTGTTAACCAATCATTCCCCCCAGATGCATTTTCAACAATGATACTAGCAACATGCGACTTCAAAACAGAGGTGGCATAAGCTCCACTTGATCCAACCTTTCCAGAATATGTTCGTATAAATTCCTGAGAACCTGCGGGCCCGGCTAATGTGCCATCGGTAGCATGCGATAGCAATATTTCACTAACAGCGGCACCGGTCGGATCAAGCCCATAAATAACAACAGACCCTGCGCCAGTACCAATCTGGCTATCCTGAATATTGCCACCCGCTTTAATCCTCAGTGCAGTTGCTCCACCAACTTGCGGAGTTTGGTATATGCCGCCAATCGTTAGGGGTTTAAAGCTGCTAGTTATAGCTTCATTTTTACCAAATTTATGAACAAAAGAATGGCCTGGTACATCACCTTGAGTAATCGCGTGAAAATGGTCAGTGCTGGGTGTAAATAGCGGATTTCCGTACCTATCATATCCTGGGTGATCTGCGAATTTACTAGCTGCGGGCATGATTTACAATTTCACTCCTGGGCTTAATACCCGCTTGCGGTATCTTTTTATTGTGGATTCTTCAACTTTAAGATCGATCTGGCTGTTGTTGTTCCATTCTGCCGCCCACGTTGGCGGGTTGTCCCAATCGATTTGTTTGATTCGTTTTTCAACCAGGTAACAATCGATCAATCCTTTGCCATAGGCATACAGGTCAAAGGTTTCGTTTTTTACTCTGCGCAGATTATCCCATCCTTTATCAGTACGAACTTCTGCGAGCAGTTCTTCGTAAAACCACAGCCCGAGCCAGTCGGGAAAGTGCATGTATCGGGGACCGGGCTCGTCGCGTTTTAAATCTGCCATAACGCTGTCTTTTAGCAGCGTGGTGTTGAGCAACCACAATGGCACATCACCGCGCGCATCAGCTTTGCGGTCTTTGCGTTTTGTGTTATCGGGGTAGCTTTTCGATACCCTTGGTTTATTGGCTTTGCGATCTGGGCGTTCACCTTTGAATAAAAAGAAGCGATTTTGTAATCGTTTTTTCTTTGTTTTGCGCCAGAAACTATAGGCGCGATCGGTAACCCCTTCCTTGCCACCAGAGTCGCAACCAGTAGCCAGTATGGCCATGGTGCGACCAGAGTTATCAGCCAGCGGATAGCTGCGCTTCATAACTTTGCTGATGATCAAATCCCAGTCTTCAATGTAGCCAGCGGGATCAAGCTGCAACGGTTCCCCGTCTCTTATGCGTTCTGATATATGGATGTCAAACCGGTCAATAACCCAGCTTTCATAACCAACGCCATAACCGGTAACCTGTACGACGAAGCGTGTACCTTGTACATCGATTTTTGCCAGTATGAACCTGACGCCATCGGGTACTTTTCGTTTGGGTAGATCTTCTGCACGTCGTTCCAGATCTTCAGTCGATGTTTCTGCCATCATTCGCCGTGGTAGATAGGGTGATCCCTGGTCTACGTTGGTGGTTGTTTGCAATGTTTCTTCTGAGCCTGTTAGATCATATTCGCGCAATGCGTTTAAGTAACGCTGCACGATGCTGGTCCATGTCTGGTATGCAGCAGCTGCCCCCGGTAACCAGAATGATGCTATTTTGCTGTTTCTGGCTTCGCCTACAATGACGGGGGTTTTTCTTTTGTGCGTAACTCGGCAACCTTCTGGCACCCATAAGCCGGCTGCGTTCATCTCGGCTTTGTGCTTTTCTTCAATCACCACACCACAGCAGGTAGGTATTAAGCCTACAATACCTGTGATCTGCGTATCAGTTGCGCCGAATAGATCTTTATTTAAATTAAAAGAGAAAGCTTCAATGCCGGGTAATGGCATGAAGTATTCCCCACAATGTGGGCACGGCATATACAGGCGCCGGCGATCACCCAGATTAAATAAAGAGAGTATGCCGCGTGTGGGTGGTGCCTCGTGTGGTGTCTCTTTTTTTGACTTCCAGCTCGGATCAATTACTTCATGGCCCGGTGATGATTCAGCCACGGTCATGCCACGACTTAAATATGTCTGTGTTCTTTTCTGCCCGAGGGCAAATGCAGATCCTTCCTTGTCCAGACTTTCCGGCATCCGGTCATAATCAGTCAGAACAACATATTTGTATTCGGAGCTGGATAACTGCTTAACCGTTGGCCAGGCTATTTTTAATACATTTCCGGCCTTGTAATATTTTTCGTGTACGTTGTCGTCTTGTTTGTTGGTGCTTAAATAATCTGCAAGCGCAGGGCTGTTTCGGTGCATGCGGTTAATCCGCAGCTTTGAGAAATCTTTGGCCTTTTCCTGTGATATCTGAACAATCAGCATGTCAGACGGGTCACATGGAACCATGTACCCGACAAAGCAATCAACCAGTGCTTGCGTTTTGCCTGTACGCGCTGGGCCTGCAAATATTACAGACTCATAATGCCGGCTGGTGAGCACATTCATTGGCTCGACCATGTAGGGTGTTATTGCTGGGTCCCAGGGAACAGCACCGCCACCGGACGATTGAACGCGCACGTATTTCTGCGCAGCTGCGCTCACATCCATGCGACTCGGTGCACGGGCAAGCGCCGCCACTTCGTGACGGACATCAGCGGCAATAGCGTACATTACTCGGACAGCTTTTGCGCTAGATTGTCCCTGGCACTATCGCATTCAGCCTCAATCAAACTGATAGTGTCTGGATGCAATGCGCATTTCATTTCAAGTATGTCCGGTAATGTATCAAGTATGCGCACACAGATTTTCACTACAGCAGCAAATTCCTGTAACACATCATTACGCCGAACCAGTTCGCCAGCTTCACGCAAAAACTTGTTTTTCTCATTGGCCCCTTTGTACCAATCCAGCCGATCTTTAGATGCTAATAAGTCTGGATCTTTTACGTGGCCGGCGGCCTGAATATCAACAGCTAAAATAGCCTGTGCAGCCTCGCCGATATAAAACACATCGTGCCCTTTCCGTTGCTTAGCTGCCAGCACCCCAGCAGCGTGTAAACGCTTACTGATTGTCTCTCGGGAAGAACCGAAGGCTTTTTGTAGCTGACTCAGTGACCAGTAAAAACGATCATTAATATCAACAACTTGTAGTTGTTTGTTGTCCATTCATAGTAACCATAACAACCTGATGCCGAGCCTATAGAACCCAAAAAACACTAAAAAACCACGCAGCTGCGAGCCCCTGGGGCTACAACTCCCTGAAAGAACCTACCAATTTTATACAGCGCGCAGTTTCCGTAATTCAAAATTTAATTCCTGTGCAAACACCTTCACAAATCTACGCTCGGCAACTGATTTCATGCCGACTATTACCTGGATGAATGTTCTTTTTACACTGGGGCCGCGTACGTCTTTTACTCCACTGGGGCTTGATGAATCACGTATGAACACCAGCAGCTTACCGCTGTTCTGCCCTCTGCCGATAAATGATCCAGGATAGGTTTTGCGTTTACCCCATGCACGGGATCTTACGCCCTGTTTCTTGCGAAAAGCACCAACTACCTGTTTTGATGCTGGCACCCATTCGATGATGTTAGTGACACCACGCAATCCTTCAATAGACCATTCGAAAGACTTGCCACGCGCCTTGCGTATCAATAGTTTTTTCTTAATGCGTTTGGCTGGTAGTTTCGTTTGTAACCTGATACGTCTGACCAATTCTTTGTTGACTGTTATCCCTGTCTTGTTCAGTGAGCGCCTTTTAACTTTAAGCAACACTTTGCGCTCAACCTTGGATAGATACTTTGTCAGTTTGTGGATATCGCTGCGGACATCTAATTCAAATCCGGCCATGCTATTGCCCACAAAAAAACCCGCGAGATTCGCAGGCTTTATCTTGTTTATTTGCTACTGAATGACAACTGGTGCAGCTTGGGTGTATTTATACACTTTTTTGGGCGCAATTGTCAACTATTTTTTTACCTGATTTAACACTTCAGCCCGCGCCTCTATCCGGTGATGTAGATTGTCCAACATATTACAGTAATTTCGACGTGACACACGGCGCTTTAATCGCCGTGATAATGTTCGCGCCTGACGTTCACGGCTACCACCCGTCATGTAGGCCACCTGGGCAACAGCAATTAGTTCATGTGGCATCGCCAATACATGATTTTCTGTAGTTTCAATATCATTTGGCACATAAGGATCAACAGATTGCTTACCTTTGTTGTCATTATTAAAACCACCCTCTTTCATTCGAGCCTCAGTAGTCATTTTTGGATAACCCAACTCATCACCATCACGGAAGTAGTTACCCCACAAAATAAGATCTTCATCAACCCACTCAATCATCACATCCCCCTGTTTTTATTGTTATATCAGCCCTGTCTAGGGTGCCGAGGGCATGTCGACCCTACCCTAGACAGAATTCTGTTATTAAAATCATTTACTTAACTTACTTGTCTAGGGTGCCGAGGGTATATGTATATATTTGACATACACGCGCGCGTGCGTGCGTACGTAACGCACTTTACGTTATAACCCTCGGCACCCTAGACACACGCACTAACCCAATGAAAACAATAGGGAATAACTGTCTAGGGTTGTAAAATAACCCTAGACACAACCCTCGGCACCCTAGACAGTTATCAACCTTAATCACGTGCGTCACCCGTCCATTCACTAAACCCAACAGCAAAATCATCATTACAACTACCCAACCAGTTGGCCATTGCCTTATCTTCTTCGGGCTCACTACCGTAAGGAACAGCAAATGTTCCCTTCAGCTTATTCAGACCACGGTAATATCGTTGATCCGGCTTTTTATCCACCAACTCATGCTTGTTTAATAACGTACCAAATTCAGTCGCACTCACAAAAAACTTTTCGCCCTCACACCGACACCAAAACTTATAGGCACGATATAGCTCAGAAGTCAACACAGGGATCAGCGGTACAGAAAGATCCTCATTAAGCCACTTCTCAACAAACCGCTCATCACTTTTCATTGATAGCTCAACCAGATCCATCTTGGCTTCAGTCATCAATGGCTCTGTGTATTCATTAAAATCACCTAGATCATAATTCAGCAGGTAATGGTACAAAGCCTCAGTACCCCCATTATCACGTTCGTTAGCCACAGCCTTATAATATTCCTTGCTTTGCTTTGGTGGTGTCCACAGCACCAGGTAACGTCGATCATCTTTATCTGGCGCCACCGGCTGCAGAAAGTTACTAAAGAAAGTAAAATTGGCACGATTGGCCTCAATACGCTCAGCAATATTCTTCTCATTGATGTACCACACATCGCCGGTAATATAATCCTTCATCGCACCCTTAACATGAAACATTTCCTGCCGACTAATTACCTCATTGCCAACAATGAACAACTTGCGACTAGCCCATCCGTTGAAACCACTTTCCAGATTTTTCTGAGAAATAATGGTTGCATACTCACCATATATTCGCTGAATAGCTGTCCAGAATAAATTTTTACCAGCACCCTCACGCCCATGAATAACCACAGCCGTCATCAGCTTTGCACCGGGATGCTGCAAGGGATAAGCAATCCAACTCAACACCCACTGGAACACTTCATCGTTTCTTTCACACAAATGAAACAGAATATCCAACAGGCGCTTACACTCCCCTTTCTCTGGCTTTAACTTAATGCCACGGTATAAATTAACAAAACCAACCGGTGTCTTCTTAATCGTCGGATCAAAAACAACATTACGCCGGAATATAACCTTGCGATAAGGCGAATTAAAAAACTCATCAGCAGCCTTGCGCCCCACACTGTTACGAAAATCAGTCACACTCATAAACTCACAGCGCCGATCATCGAACACCCCACTGCCATGGCCATGTAACACAACAAAATCACGCAACAAGGCCTGCAACGTAAAATCAGCACCAGGATTTATGACGCTGCCGTCGTCTTCAGCGGGGGGCGCGGGGATCGGCGGCGGTGCAGCTAGTAGCCTTTCCTTTTTCTTCACCTGCTTGAGAATAGATCGCTTAACCGCCACACCCGCCTGCTCGATCATCATGTGTCGAAATGAAGATTTAACTGCAACCCTTATACAAGCGATCTTCTCATCGTCAGACATCCCCTCAATATCAGCAGCCGATAAAACTGCACCATCACGTTCAAGAAATTTGAGCTTATCGTTAGGAAACTTAAAGCTGGGAAAAATAGTATCTGCACCAAATTGCTTGGCCAGCTTTTTATAAAACCGAATACTGTCTTTAGTCTCAAGGTTGCCAGCCAGCAACAAATGCGCATCAGGATATTGGCCATTGTGCCAATTAAGCACCTTTGCCAGGTCACTGCTCGGACTGGCAACAAACACCACCATCCAGCCCATAAACTCATGCAGCTCTTTGGCAAAATTATCTTCAGTAACAAAAATAATCGGAAACTCAGCATCATATTCACCGTGCTGGTGAAAAACCGCGTTATCTTCGTAATGCGCCTGAAATTCAGTCAACCTTTAACCCCTTGTTATTATTAGTGGTTGTGTATATTTGCCTGAATGCCTATCAATATCTGTTATGCCGCTAACATCGCAGCATCTACCAACCATCGCGCTAGATCCGGGCAAGTTGCGGCTCTTTCGTGTTTACTCATAAGCTGTTGTCTTCTCCGATCTGCACCAGGCGCACGTAGTAAAAATGGAAAATCTAAATCCATCGTATTTATTTTGCTAAAGCAAAGCCATGTAGCTTTTCGCATTGGGTATCCCCACCATGCTTGCCACACAGAAACCGTTTTAAGTTCCGAGTGTTCTTCGCCTGGCTTTGGCATCCCTGCTGCTTCAAATAAATGAGAGTGCGCCGGATGTTCTAACACGCCGCCACATTCTCGCAACTTATCCGCGCACCATAATCCCAGTTCAGCTTCGCCTGGTTCAGGTTTAGCCTGGTGCCGAGTGTATGCGCTCCATGCTCTACAAGGTGGGTGCGCTACTACCGGCAACCCACCTGGGTATGTAAGCACATTCCGCGTAATATCATACGCATCAACCTCCGGCATCGTTTTATAAATACTATTTGTTGCACAACACAGAACAGCAACACACGGCATAACAACACGCTCAACCGGACTCACTTCGTTCGCTTCGCTCATTCCGTTCTCCGGTTAGCTTCCACGTTATGCCCACAATAAATATGCAGCCCACAAGAAAAAAGGAATTTTAATTATCGCGTCAGCTACATCAAGCCCAATTGAGTACGTTTGTTCTCTCGGGTGTGTCGAGAATGCGGTTATAAGTATCTTCAATACAAATCCAATTATCATCATCCAAAAACTAACTAAAATATATGTTTCCATTTTTAATTTCCTGCCTAAAAAGGCATAACAAATAAATTAAGGCCGCCTATCGGCTTGGATCGCCACAAAAACGTGGCGACCACTTATTAAGTGCGTTAGGCGGCACAAAGCGACGCTTCCACAAACCTGCATTCACCATAATTTGGTGAAATGGTGTAGGAGTTCCGCTTGCAACTCTTATGCTTGCCTTCGCGAACCAGAAGCCATATCGTGCTGGGGCACTGTCAGCTGTAATTTTAAAGACCACATTTGCTGTTGCCATCGTACCTCCGTTGGCCCATAACTAAATTCGTCATGCATCTAGTTCAAGCACGTAGAACCGACGATCTTGCGCTCCAAAATTAAGAAGTTCCGGGTCACTTGTGCAGAAAACAAACATCGGTGTTTTTACTTCTACCGGCTCCTTCCCCTTACGATTATGGGTTATTTTGTCATTCGCAATCATTGATTTAATTACGTCGATATGTTTAGGTTTTGGCGCTCCTTCCACAATTACCACGTCTGGCAACTCGTTTAACCAGTGGTTAAATGTATTTTTTCCAAAAACCTGCTCGATATGGTCATTAGAATATACGCCTTCGGCTTTTGCCAATTGCGTTGCTAGTAGTGTTTTACCGCTCCCTTGAGCGCCTTTAATCACCAACGCTTTACCTTGTTGTTTCAATAATTGTAATAGTGTCATTCGTATCACCTCTAAGTTAAAATCACATAGATACACAATCACCAACTAACTCTTACCTCAATTGTTATGGTTGCATTTAGCCATCACAACCACTTAATCAGTTGGCCTTCAACCGGCAAACCACCGGTATCACGAAAGTGCTGTAACATATCTTTGAAGTTGTTAAACCCCTCATCGATAGCCAGCTGATGTTTATCTTCATCACTCAGTAGCTGGTTGTTTAAAATCACTGCGGTATTGCTATTAATATGAATATCTTGAACCTCATCACAATGCGTGCTTCTCAGCAGAGAATTTGTTAATGCCGAACGTAAAAACAACCTATCGTCTACGTTTATATGATGCCCACGTCTGATTGACTGTTTTTGAATGCCCAAGTCAACAGGCTCTATGGCTCGATCATGAAATACAAGCATTGGCATAACAACTACCTATGTGCCCCGCAATGCATGCAATGATCATACGTGCCTTGTGTCCTATCACCGTAATCTGGTTTAAAGCTGGCCGGCCAATAACTCTCTGGTAAAATTTCAGTTCTGCCAAAATAACACGGCGCTTTACCGTGATACGGATAAATACAATCACCATGCTGATCACTACAATACTGACAAGGATCGCCATTACTCATGTCACTCCCCCATATCGTATTCAAAACCCTTTTTTTCTCGCTTACAGTACGGCCACTGCTTGTTCACTTTGCAGAGATACACGCCTCGCATAACCACAATGCAACGAACACAACACCCGCACTTCTTTTCCTGCACTTCCATCTGCACAGCCGCGTCAAAGGTCGGATCGCGGTGCGTATTACTCGCCGGCATCGTCATTGTGTAAAGCCATCAGGCGCTCAAATCGTTTAATCATGTCCATGTGTGCACGGCTCATATTCATCATTTCATGTTGCAGCCTGACCATGGCACTTTCAGGTTCTACCAGTGGCGGGCGCTCGTAATCGCAGGCATCGGCCAGGTAATACATGCCCGCATGACAACCCACCTTGCGCCCTTCCAACAACAACAGTTCAATTTCTTCGGGATCAAACTTTTCGCGTTTTTCACGGTTGCAGCAATCGCGGAATTTTTGAGAAGCATTCGCAGGTGATAATTTAGGCCACAACAAGCCGCCCACCCGCTTAGGGCCACCCAAAGCATCACCTATAGTGCCAAGCGCATCGTAAATATCTTCATGAAATAATTCTGTTTGCATGTCCTTGTTTTTCTTGTTTTCCCTGCGTGTACCTGCGTTAGGGACACCCAGGGACAGGTTCTTATTGTTAAATAAAAATCCCCGCCAGCATGACCTGTGCGGGGACCTACTTCACCAAGCCGTGATAACCGGGCGACCCAATAGAGTGCTAGTTCGATTGATTAACACCCGGCGACCAAAGCACCCCAATATTGAGCAGCACCCAATGCTAGAATTCGAAATACCCAATAACGAAAACAACATCAGGAACCGCCCAATGACCACTGAAAAAGAAAAAATTGAAAGAATATTCGCCCATAAAAAGCCCGCTGAGGCACTGGTCGCGCTAGATGCAGGGTTTGGTTGCCTGTTAGAAAACATCAGAAACATGGACCGCGTACTAGCAGCATCACTAGCCATAGATTTACAAGAAACAGCGAAACAAGTGCCGCTACGCCTGCCACCACATGTCCACGGCGCAGCTGACATACTGGATAAGTGGGCAACGATTCTAAAAAGCGACCCCACTCTTTCAGATCATCATTAATCCAATTGATGCCGTTTCCTCTCATGCAACGCGCTCCTCGGCGAGGTATAAATCAGGCCGCTTTTCGTGAAACAGTTCCAGGTAATAAAGACGCGACAAAGGGGCATCCATATCCATGTTAGTGATAGCCTGCCTGCTCACACCCAACTCTGTAGCCAACGCCTGCTTTGTTCCAAATCGCTGGACCACATCACGTAATAGTGAAAGCTCAGTTAATTTTTCTTGTGATGACTCAGTGCTCATGTCGCAAATAGTAAAGCAGTGTTTACCTCTGTGTCAACACCTCTTTACCAATTAAAATGTAAAGTAATGTTTACATGAACACACCAGGCCAAAGAATCAAATATCTCCGCAAAGAGCAGCTGAAGCTATCGCAGGAAGCGTTTGGAAAAATAGCTGAAGTCACCAAAGCCGCAGTATCTCAATGGGAAAGAGAGCTCACCACACCAGAGCGCGATCCGCTGCTTGCCATGCAGCGCAATAAAAACATCAACCCTGAGTGGGTGAAAAATGGCGTAGGTGAAAGGTTTATCACCGCATCTCAACATGGAATAAGTGAAGATGTACCGACTGCATATGCAAATATCAATAAACCTGTACTCAGCGACGCCATCCAACTAGTTGATCGAATCATCAAAAAAAACAAGTTAACACTAACCGACAATGAAAAAGCCGTGGCGATTAGCGTTACCTATGATGAGATCATCAAGGGTGAAACGCTGACCGATAAAGAAATTGCACTACTCATCAAAGCCTGCACGAGTACCTTCTCATGAATGAAGCCGAGTCACTAAAAGACGCAATTCTTGCAAACTGCATTCTTCAGAAACATCGAGAGACCCACGAAGTATTAGGCATTACCTGGTCAGAGATGTGTATTTTGGCGGCAGTGGGTTTATGTGCACAAGGTGGCAACTACGCCAATATGTCTAAGATATCAGAAATGGCAACGCTACCCTACACAACAGCAACCAGAATGATTAAAAAACTACTGAAAGAAGGATGGATTACAAAGATTGATCAGAGCCCATACCCTGTTTATGGGCGTACTACAGACCCAGAAAAACTAAAAACGATACTGGGCTTTTTGTCGAGTTTTGAAGGAACAATTAACTCAACCGCGAAGAGGTTAGACAATATCTAACATAACCAAAATGGTTACCATCAGACATAATCGTCAAATATTGCAAGTATATTCAATCTTCGGCTTACAAAAATGGAGATCTGCGATGGACCTAGAAAAACGAATTATTGCTCTCATACAAGGCGGCTACTGCAAACACATCATGAATGACAAATTGATCGGTTTTTTAATACTAAACACAATGACAACAAACATATTAGTGCTTTCTCACTTAATTATGAACTGATGAATAAAAAATGAAACCAATAATATCTATTATCATAATTATCCTACTAAACGGATGTAACACAGCAACTACAATTACCCCCAATAATTACGAAATCGACAATATTAACGGCTATCGAATAGCTTGCGATGAAGCCATTGCCGCCGGCACTTACAATGCGTATTGTGACTGGTTTTTACTTTACACAAAAGACCCACCGTACATCCTAAATGAACAGATTGCCAGCCAACGCCAACAATATATGGAACAGAAAGAGGCTGACAGAAAACGAAAAATAAAGGCTGAATTCTCCATCGAAACACTAACCACTTTCGATGATAAATCGCTCTGCCTTCGATTCAACAAAGGGGTAAAAAATGGAATGCTCACTGGAACATCAGCGATTGACAGCAATATTAAAACAGAGCTTATTAAGCGGGGATTTACAGCAGACCAACTAAAAAAGGCACGCAAAGGTATTGTTAATATAGGTTCACCGACTTGTATGTTATATGCTTCATGGGGACAGCCAGAGGTAGAAAACAGATCAGTGCGCAGAAATACCATCGATATTCAACACGTGTATCGCGGCAACAATACTAAAAACACTTATTTCTACAGTGAAAATGGAGTAATTACATCCTGGCAAGATTAGTAAAATAGATATTCACGTAAATAACAATTGTTGCCCGTTTTCCACTAACACACTTTCACACCGGTTTTTCGGCCGGTAAACCCGCACAAATTGGCTTCGTAGTTTCCAGTCTTTGGGGTCTTTCGCCCTCATTTCAGGTCGAATCAGCATAACCACCCTAACAAATATCAAGAAAAAAAGTAAAGAAGTGTTGACATTGAAGTAAACACTGCTTTACTATCTACATCAACACAGGGGGAAAACCATGCAAACCAACAACGTCGTCCAGCTGCACCGGCCAAAAATAGCCGAAAAAACAGTCAGCCAGCAGGCAATAAAGGCCGGCACCACCCGCACAGAGAAGCTGTATCCGGGAAAAATCGTGCTAATTACCATAGACGTATATATGACCATCGCATATGACCAGGTGGATGGTGAATATAAACCCCGCTTCAAATTCTGGTGCCACGACAGTCGCATTGCGGACCTGTATCTGGACGAAAACCACCAGCTGGACCTACGAAGCAGTTGCCGCTGCATCATAACTCTGATTTCACATCACATTCACTCAAAAACTGGCCGGCCTTCAAGCACGATTATTGAAATAGCGAAAGTACCTTACAGTTGGGAGAAATAATCATGCACAACATCGAACCTTTGATATATATCCTGCTGGCTATTCTGTACACAGGCATCGGCACCCTCTTTATACATTGGCTGTGCGAAAACTGGCGCTGGTTAAACAACCAGGTAGAAAAGCACATCAGTGTAATAGCGCTTGCTCTATTTTTTTGGGCATTGATATTTGTAGCCCTGGTTGCAATGAGAGTATGGGAAGGACTCAACAAACCCCGCACAAAAGACTGGCAGGACGATTGTGAAATACAGCCAGAAAAACCATGGCCCAGGGAATAATACAATGAGCAACTACACAGTCAAACCAGCTGTCCAGACACGCCATGACACCAACGAATACATCAACCTGTCTGAAATAAGCAGCGAACAAAGACTCAGCATCATCGAAAAAGCAGAAACGCGCAGGCCTTCACTACTCAACTTCTGGACAGAAGACCCATTCATTGAGCAATTACAAAAACAATTTGGTGCGCAAATACTGATACCGATGAGGAAAAAACACATGATCGTAATCTACGGCGCCATTGATAAAAACAATAAAAAGCTAATCGCTGACATGAAAAAGTTTTTCGAAATAGATGTCGTAATACATGATTGGGACGGAAAAGAAGAAATCGAAGACACCAGGAAGACCCTGATCTTCACTGATATAAAACCACCCCACTTGCAACCCTATAATGCACTAAGCCTTGAAGGGGCCATGGGTTTGTTGGAAGCCTAACAGATTGAATTGTCTGTCGAGCGATAGCGAAGGTCAGAACGAATGAGTGGTTATACAAATATGGAACAAACTAAAATTAAACACCCAATAATGAGATACCACGGCGCTAAATTCAGACTTGCACCCTGGATAATGTCGTTTTTCCCTGATCATTACACATACGTCGAGCCATACGGTGGTGCGGCCGGAGTGTTGCTGCAAAAACCTCGATCAATGAGCGAGGTCTACAACGATTTAGATGGCGATATTGTTAATGTATTTCGAGTATTACAAGACCAGGAAGCCGGACTCGAATTACAGAGAAGACTATCTGTGACACCTTACGCACGTGATGAGTTTAATGCCAGTTACGAGCATACAGATGACCGTATTGAACAAGCGAGGCGCACATTGGTTCGCTCACATCAAGGGTTTGGGTCTGCCGGTGCAACTAAGGGGAAAACCGGATTCAGAATAGACAGCGCACGTAAATACGGTACTGCAGCACATTTATGGGCCAAGTATCCAAATCAGATTAAATCTTTTATCGATCGACTACAGGCGGTAGTTATTGAGAATAAATCGGCGATCGAGGTTATTGATAATCATGACCGATCGGACACTTTATTTTTCATTGATCCTCCTTACGTTCATTCGACTCGAAAGATGGGGCAAAACAGACGTTATTACAATCATGAATTAACAGACGATGACCATCTCAAGTTACTGATCAAGTTAAAAGAGGTAGTTGGGATGGTCGTTATTTCCGGCTATGACAGCGAGATCTACAACGATACGTTGAATGGCTGGAGCCGTCACTCAACATTAGCCCGTATTAGCGCTGGTAGAGGGACAGCAACACGAACAGAGGTAGTTTGGCTTAATCAGTCCTGCAGTGAACAGCAGGCACAAAGTAGATTATTTGTATAACGATTGAGGTAACGAGCGTGTTTGTAATTTGTGAAAAATGCCAAATGCCAATAGCTAACGGGTTATGTGGATGTAATTTTAAAGAATCGTATCGCTCACCGGCTGGTTACATTGCCGAACTTGAACGCGATGCTAAACGCTATAGATGGTTAAGAGAGCGTGATTTAGAAACCATAAGTAATGGTGGTGTGTTTGCGGGTATTACACCAGACAATCATGTGCTGAATGGCGTTGATCTTGATGAAGCTATAGACAAGGCAATGTAACGTAGGAGTTAAATTGTGAGCGAAACGAAGTGTAGCGAGTCAGATTTGAACGTGTTGTTATGTGTAAATCGACCTTACACAAGTGACATGATTGGAAGTGGGCAGTTCGGGATTTGTGCTAAATGTAAAAAGCTACCGACTAAAGAAGGGCATGATGGTTGTCTCGGCACACTACCTGGTCAAATTATGAACGCTTGTTGTGGTCACGGTAATGACAGACAGGCTTATATTCAATATTGGGGCGGTAAGAGAATCGCTGGGGCTGAAGCCATAGCAGAACAAACACGCCTAATTGAAAATATGGCTAGTAACGATTAATTGAGGGGCGCACAGCATGAAAGATGAAGCATGTCCAATTTGCCACAAACACCATGACGGTAGCGCATGTGCTACGGACTTGGGTGCGTCCCGCTCTAATGGCTTGTTATGTATGGATAGTGCGCCACATGATGGTACGCCGGTATTGCTTAAATTTAAAGATGATCTTAGCCAGTACGATAAATGCGATCATTATTCTATGACTAAATGGAATGGGTTGTATTTTGTAGGACGCAACCGTGGAGATATACAAGAATGGGGGTTTGCTGCGCCCGTTGGGCAAGGCGGGTTCCCTGATGCTTGGCTTGATGGCTGGCAACCACTACCAGGTAACATTTGAGTTAAGCGGCTTGTTTTTTAAGTCCGCTTGAAAGGTTGGTTATGTTTTGGAGGTAATTAGTAATGAGTAACCATAGAAATTGTTTTTGGAATTGTGGCGGTACTGATTGTACTGCGCCTGTACATCCGTGGGAATCAGAACCAGATAAAGACAGAGCTATTGAATTAATAATGGATCAGCTGTTTTTTTAAACATAACGACTGAGGTAACTGGTGTGAATGAGCGAAGCGAAATGAATATCCCAGTTGACCGGCTTGTTATGCACAAAATGCAGAATGGGAGCATTTGGGATTACACGCCAAAATGGTGGTCAAAATTAAAAAATGTTTGCCCAGAGGCGATCTCTTTTATTAATGATTCACAGGAGTCAATAGATCAGTACCGAGGTTATATAAAAAAACAGAATCGACAGATTAATGAATTGATAGAAAAAAATAATAATTTAGAAGTTGAGCTAATGTTCGCGCAAGGCGATGACCGCTGCAGAAAGATAGCATTTGATGCGTATGTGTCGGAAGTGCTCAACGCTGACGAAAACAAAAGCGCAAAGCCATTTTAAAGATGCTGTGCATAACAGATATTGATAGGCATCCAGGCAAATATACACAATCATGAAACTCTGTGAAGTTAATGAAGCAATACGAAATACTATGCGATTCAGGCATATGTCATTGCGTACTGAAAAAGCATACTTGCACTGGATAAAACGGTTTGCCTCCTGGTGTAATAAACATCCTGATGATGATCCCGGTAAAAAAATCAAAGCCTATCTGACACACCTGGCACGTGTTCGACAAGTCTCAGCAGCAACTCAGCGTCAGGCGCTCAACGCCATCGTTTTTTTATACAAGCACATTCTCAAGATTGATATTGGTGATATTTCGGGTTTTGCCTATGCAAAGAAACCACGTCGATTACCAGTAGTGCTATCACAAACGGAAGTTGCTGCATTGTTGCCAAAAATCACAGGGCAGAATTACCTGATCGTTTCACTTTTATATGGTGCAGGATTGCGACTCAATGAAGCCTTATCCGTTCGCGTGAAAGACGTAGATTTTGATCGACTCATAATAACCGTACGTGAAGGCAAGGGGAACAAGGACCGCACAGTTATGCTACCACCCACCATCGCCAACGAACTGCAGCACCACATAGAAAAAGTAAGGCGCACTCATAACAGTGATTTAAGTGAAGGCTTTGGTGATGCCTATATGCCCTACGCGCTCGCAAGAAAATACCCAAAAGCAGAAAAAGAATTCGGCTGGCAATTCATATTCCCAGCATCAAGAATTGGCCCCGATCCACGTACAGGTGCTTTGCGTAGACACCACGTGCATGATTCAGCTGTATCAAAAGCAATAAAAAAATCAACACGCAACGCTAAAATCAATAAACCGGTAGGCGCACATACTTTACGCCATAGCTTTGCAACACACCTTTTAGAGACTGGAACCGACATCCGAACCATTCAGCAGCTACTCGGGCACAAGCACATCAGCACAACCATGATATATACCCATGTCAGCACAAAGGGTGCAGCTGGCGTAACCAGTCCATTGGGTTTACTACAACAAAGCACATCATGAGCAAAATAAAATGCAAACTGGAACGCTGCAAAGTTCGCTTCGAACCAACCCGGCCCACCCATGAATTTCACAGCAATGCCTGCCGTGCCGAATATCGCCGGACACATACACCAGGCATAGGTGAAATAAAAAGCCTGCGCCAGATCAAAGGCGGCAAATGGTCCGTCACCATCCATTTACACGAACAACCCGATGTACAAGTCGGACAGGAAATAGCCCTGTCCCGCGATTAATCGCGATTACAGCAAAAAACAGGAAATATGGACGCTATCACACCAACAACAAAGATCGACTGGGTGCGCATCAATAGATACTGTGAAATCACAGGCGAAACACCAGCACAAACACGCCATAAACGTGACAAATGGTGGATTGAAGGCATCCACTACCGTAAAGGCGCTGATCGCAAATGGTGGTATCATCTGGCGAACATCAATCAATGGCTGGCAACAGCCACACCAGAACAACCGCATGGGTGAATATAGAAAAATCGATAAAGGTGTCAACGTGCGCACCTACAAATCCGGTAAAAAGGCTTACGTTATCAGCCTCACCTACCGTGGCATCACCTGCCGCGAGACATTAAACAATATCGAAATAACCAGGGCCAATGATCGCTATGCAAAAAACCTGAAGGCTGAAATTGATGGCCGCATAGCACGTGACAGTTTCCGCTATACCGATTATTTCCCCGAATCCAAAAACGCGCGTAAATTCGGCCATGCTGTTTCAACCCTTTCCGTACGGGATCTGCTCACCAACTGGCTAAAAGATATCAAACGCAGCCACCCGCACAGCACCTACCGTGCCTATAAAAAAGTAACTGATGCCGTACTCATCCCTCACCTGGGCGACTTTCGTGCAACCGATCTGGCCACTAACCCGGAACCCATCAAACAGATGATCCGTAGCCGCAAGGTGACACAGAAAACCATCCGCAACGAGCTCACCCCACTACGTGCAGTATTCGATATTGCATTGAATGACAACATTGTCGAACGCAACCCGATGGACAAGATCAAGGTCAAGCTACTGGTCCCCCGTAGCCAGGTCAGCAAACCAGAACCTGATCCTTACAGCGCACACGAAATCCAGCAGCTGCTCACCGCCTGCCAGCAACACAAACCCAAATGGAAACCCTACTGGCAGTTTGTATTCTTTAGTGGTGTGCGCCCATCAGAAGGCTATGCCCTTAAATGGACAAAGATAGACTGGAAGAAACAAACTGCGCTCATCGATGCCGCCACCGTGGAGCGCAAAGAAAAAGAAACCAAAACCAAAAGCAGCACCCGCCAGCTGCCACTGCTACCGATGGCACTGCAGGCCTTAACCGAGCAGAAAGCCAACACCGCCACCTGGTGCGAACATGTATTTGCCAACCCACGCACCAGGGCCGCGATCATCGACTACGAAGAAACCGCCTCAGTACTCAAATATCTCTGCCAAAAAACTGGCATCCGCTTCCGCGAACAAAAACAAACCCGCCACAGCTTTGCCAGTAACTTGTTATCCGGCGGAGAGAACCCCTACCGCGTTGCCAAAATGCTAGGCCATAAAAACGTAGAAATGGTTTACCGGGTCTACGGCACCTGGATAGACCAGGCACAAGGTGAACAGCAGGAATATGTGAGTGATTTTGCTAATTTGGTGGAGAAAAAAAACGAGTATGTGTGATAAGAAAATAAAACCACCAACAACTGAGGCAATGGAAAAGATTAAGCAACTCAGACCAGGACCACGATCATTAGAATATCACGCTATTATGAGCCATCAACGTGTAAGCCCTGGACGCAAAAATAAATCAAGCAGGTACAAAGGTGTTTGTTTAATGAAAAAAACAGGCATGTGGAGAGCACGAATAAAAGTACTAGGCGAGAAAAATGAAAGAACTCTTGGTTTTTTCAAATATGAAAATGATGCGGCAGGCGCATACAACATCGCAGCAGAAAGCGTATTTGGTGAAAACGCAGTGCTAAACGTGATTGAGGACTAAACCTTATAGGTAACAAAACAATGACTAACTACGCCATCCCCGTTACAACAAAAATCGTACCTGCTACACCAGGGACAAGAGCCATCGAATGCGGGGACGACAAAGAATTATTTATTGGCCAGCAGATTATCGCTTGGGCCATAGGAATAAGACAGGATGATGAGGGTGATATTTGGCCAGAAAGCATCTTCACTACGCCAGTTACCTTTTCCAATTTAACTACTGAAGACATTCTCGGTGTAATAAACCCGGATGGATCTGTAGATTATGGAGATGGTGTTCACTATAAGTCTTTTGATGATTTGAAGGCCCAACATGTGAAAGATGAAAAACAGATGAAAGGTAAAACAACCGAACTCTTCCCCGTCAAATGATGACTTGTAAGCAAAGGAGATAACTATGACACCAGAAATTCAAGCCGCCTATAACCGTATTGATGAAGAGACAAAACAACTGAATAAGTTAGTAGTTAATACATACCCGGTTGGCGATATAGTGACGTACACACATGGCAATAAACTAATTGATGCTGAGATAGCAGGACATTCTCCGCGCGACGACAACCTGCTTGTGCGTGGACCACATAGCGGGGCTACTTACTGGATTAGAGCATGTCGTGTGGTATAAACCTAGCAAGTTAATAAAAAACTGCACGCTCACTGCACGTGGAAAAAACCGGTGAAGGGAATAATGAACATTAACAAATGCTTAAACCAGAATTAAAAAAGGTTCAAGTCCTCTTCTCGGCACCATTTCAATGGATTCGCACATGACACCCGATAATTCCCTGATTCCCTACACAATGGGGCGATTTCTTAAATGGCTTATTGGCTGCGTGCTTATGATGAGCATGTCCATCGCCAACAGCCATGCAATGGGCCAGAAAATAGATCAGGATGCTCAACAAGGACCCTACAGACCAGCCAAATGGCATGATGCAGCCGTCGCCGAAGACGATGCAGCCTTCGCTCTGAAGAATAAAGATTACCGTCTGCTGGCATTTGCATTACGTGTGACCCATGTTCCCGGCGTAAAACCAGAACAGGTTCAGGCTTACCGTGAACATTGTGGCCTACGTTTTCTGAAGGGTTTTGGTGATATTGTGCATTCTGCAGAAGACCTGGAGCGAATGAAACAGGCCCGTGAATACGCGTTGCGTTATAACG